TAATTCCAACGGAAACGGCAGACACAAATCCATTCTTGATTTTGTCATTTACCTTGCATGCCTTTTCATCGTTCATGTCCAATTGGATTGTGGCTTCCAAGTTTTCACCATTCAAGAAAAATCCAAGGCATTTTCCAATTGGCAAATAATCTGATTTGTGATTGATTAAGACAACAGGATTATTCATGTATGCCGTGTAATCAATTCCTGATGGAACAATGATTGTGCCGTATCTATCAACATCAGGTGTGCTGATGGTGAAAGACCAAATGCCATCATCCTTTTCTTCATATTCCTTTTCATCATAATCGCGTTTCACCAAAGTGAATTCACGATGAATAACATTTTGCATATTCATTCCTTTTGATTCTTGTTTTGTTTTTGCTGATTCAATTATGTTTCTTGACCATGTGAAGCCTGCATCACCACCCCACAAACCCCATGCAACACGCCCTTTGCTTGGGTATCCTTTTTCATCAGGTTCAAAGCCTTCTGCTTTCTTGTCAACTTCATGCCTTGAAAAATATGAATACATCCTTTGCACAATGTCAAATGATAATGAATCACCATTGACAATTTGTCGTGCTCTGATTCTTCCAACTCGCGTTCCACCATCATGACCATCTTCAATCCATTTGATTGCACGGGCGGCTTCAATCTTCATGCCGTCTGTTGGTTTGTATTTTTCTGCCATGACTATTTGTCCTGAACAGGAAACAAATAACAACGGCAATTCACTACATTGGAAACATCAACCGATGTTCCTCCCTGTGATCTTCCACATGGTCTGTCAATCAATGAACCATCACGAAATTTGAACCAACCAAGTTCATTTTCAATTTGTCCATCCATACGCCTGTGACTTGGTCTGACTCTGCCATCCCTTTGTGAATTCCACATTGATTTGATTCCCATTCCTGTGAATACGCTTTTTTGCGTTCCTGTGGTCACTGATGTTGCCGTTGTCTGTGCAATCATATTTGTTCTTGATGTTGAAAGTGTCCTGAATTTCCTTTGCAAAATTTCATCAATCACTTCCTTTGGTTGTGTTGCATTTTCGGCAATGGTTTCAATGACATCATCTTTTATCAGGAACATTGAATCTTGAATTGACTCTGATATATTTGCATTCAAATCCCGTGTCATCTGTTGAATTTCCTGTCCTAATTGCCCTGTCAAATCTTCCATGCCCAAACCCAAATCAGACAAAACCTGTTGCATGACAACTTGTGTTGATTCTGCAATTGTCAAATTCAATTCATTCAATTGTTCATCAGTTAAATTCATTGACATTTCAGGATCATAGCCTTTTGCAACGGCTTCATCCGCTTGTATTTGGAATTGTTCAACAAATGACTTGACAAGAATTCCCAATTTTCCTGATATGCTTTCTGCCATTTCATCATATTGTCTCCATGATTCCGCCTTGGCATCTGCTGTTTGCATAGGGAATGATCGTGGCACAATAGTGTTTTTTGCCCCCTGCAATGCCCTTGGTTGAACGGAAACGCTATCAGGGGATGAAACTACTGTTGCAATAGGAACAACGCCATTGACAAGCATTGCAACATCACCACCTTGAATTGTGTCATACCCTCTTTCACGCCTTGCATCATTGATTGTTTTGATGCCATATTTCAATTCGAATTCTTCCTGCTTGATTTGGGAATCAACATCAGCAAATTCATACGGCTGTGCCTGAATCAATATGTCATCTTCGTATCTTCTGAAATGTCTTGTGAATTCCTCTGCCATGTAAATTGCAACAGGATCAATTGTCTGCTGTCTAAACACAGCATATTGCACTTCTGCTGTTGCACGATTTTGGAATTCACCTGTGAGCATTCCTGTTGGAACCCCAAACACCTGTGCAATTTGCGATCTCACATCTTTTGAAATTGAATCATAAGACATTCCAATTTGTGATTCAGGTGGCATTGTCAATTGCAATCCACCATCAAGCAATGCACGCAATCTGTAATTTGGCAAAGCCTCATTCCATTGCTCTTTCAATGTATTCCATAAGTCACCATCAACATTATCTGCTGATGTTGCAATCAATGGTGGAACGGCATCATTTGCAAAGAATCTTGCAAGATAATCGGACACCTCTCTGTCAATGCTTGCATATGGCAACACGGCGGAAACAAGTCCTTTGCCGAATATATTCATGCCAATCATTTCATCAGGTTTGGAAGATGCAGGAAACAAATTCGCAATGTGCATTACTTCATCTTCAGGCAAAGTAAATGCACCATCATTCGCGGATTGATATACATAACCTTTGATGAAATTGTCACCACCCCTGATGACTCTCATTCGTGTTGGATTCAAAACCCACATTTGCAATGGAACATCATGTCCAAGTTTTGGTGTCCACACAAATGCATTGCCATTGATGTCAAACCAATTCTGAATTGATTTGAAAATTTGCGAATAAGTGAAATATGGATTTGGATTTTTCATCAGGCGATTTACCCAATGACTATTTGATATTTCTTCCTTTTCCCAATTCAATTCACGATATGGTTTCATGTCAACAGACATCAATCCATTGGCACGCAATTGCAAACATGCAAAGACAGTGCCTGTTGCTGATGCAATCAATTCCTGTCCTGATGTGACAGATGTCATTCCCCTACCATCATTCAAATATCCAATTGGTGGTCTTTTGCGCTTTTCCTGAACACCGCCTGCAATGAATTTCACACGCTCTAATATGTTTGCATAAAGTGACATTCTCAATTCCTATACATGAATACTTGGTGTTTTTCTTATGGCATTGAACGCCATTGACAATGCATCAATCATGTCATCATGCCTATCTTGTTTTGTGCCTGTGAATGATAGCAATTCATCAGTGAATTCAGGAAGCAAATGTGGGACATGATAAACAAGCCCGCGTTCATATTTTGCTTCAATCGGTTGAAATCTTATCATCTTGTCTTTTGTGCTTGGAATCCCAATCACATTCATTCTGGTGTTTCTTTTGAGTTCTTGGACAAGCCATGCCTGTGCCTGATTTGATTCAATGGCAACAACCTTTGGTTTCCATTTGTCTTCCATTGCAATGATCCTTTCACCAATTTCAACAAATGTCCAACGCCCTCGCATCATTTCACAAACAACAACTTCATTCTTTGCAGTTATTCCAATGACACAAATTGCCGTGTAATCTGCTGTCTCTTTTTCACTGATTGCCAAATCCACACCAATATAGAATGATTTGCATTCCATTTGATTTGAAATGCGAATCCATTCACGCTTGATTTTCGCTGCATCCCTGTCAACATATTCCGCCAAATATTCCTGTGCAAAAACAAGTGATGGCATCGAGTCTCTTTGTTGGTTCACTTCATCAGCATCAATCAATGGGTTGTCATATGTTGTGAAATGAAATGACTGCCAATCATCAAACTTGTTTTGCATTGAATCAAGTTCTGAAAAATGATTCTTTCCTTTTGGTGTTGAAAAGAAAAATGAATCACCACGGTAATCAGTTAGCATAGGACGCAAAACAAAATTCCAATCATCTTCTGCATTGTCACAATATGCCCATTCATCTCCAATCATTCTATGGTATTTTGAACCTCGCAATGCATCAGCACGCCAAATGCCTTTCAAGTGCAGGAATGATTCACCAAGTCTAATTTCGCCTTCCTTGCATTCTGCACCAACGGCAGTGAACATGTTCTTGGCTTCCTGATATCTGCCTTTCAATTCTTCATTCGATGGTGCCGTGTATAGAACCTTTGTGCCTTGCATTCCAACCATTGTTTCCAATGCCAATGCAAAAGCAAGTGTTGATTTTCCCCAACGCCTGCCACATCTAACAACATTGAATCTTTTGCGTTGATTCATCACTTCCATTTGTGTCTTATGTAGAGTGACATCAATTTGCATCCATCTGATTCCATTTAATTGTCAATGCGTCTTCCTTTTGCTTTGTTTCCTTTGGCACGCCTGATAGTCTTGCAGCTTCATCATCTGTTGCAATCAATTTCATCAAGGCAACTTGCAATGTTGCATTCTCGGATTGATACCACTTTTTGCGCATGTTTGCTTTCATGCTGATTCTGTTCTTTGCCAATCTTGCTTTTATGTCATTAAGTTCATTAGATTCAGGCGGGAAAAAAGAATAGAATGTTGGTGCTGAACATGGCAACAATCCAACAATATCATCAATGAAAATCAAGTGATGTTTCTCAATCAGTTCCAATGATTCTTTCAATATGGTTTCTTTTTTATATGCCATTTCATTTGAACCATTGCAAATAGATTTGATGCGCTATCTGTGCAGTCATTACAGGCGGAACAGACATACCAATCAAATACATTGGACGCATATTTTGAAAAGAATAATCAAATGGAAATGTGCCAATTAATTTGACTTCATTATCTGATATCTTTCTTTTCTCTGTTGAATGAAAAAAACCTTCACATTGATTCGCGGTAATCGTATTGCAAACTTGAGTATCTGATAATCTGATTGATGAAAAATTATTTCCATTACTAACGGTTGCAAAACTTTTGCCCTGTTCACATTTTTCCCACATCATTGATCTTTGCCCATTTATACCTATAGGCAATCCAGTTTCTTTTATTTTGCCAAATGGAATTGCATCTTCACTAAATTGCAAATCTAATTTTGGAAAATTCATGTCGTTGCGTTGGCAAATGAAAAAGACTCTTTCACGCTTTTGTGGAACACCCATTGATGCTGCATTCAAAAGAAACAACTGCACTTTATATCCTGCATCCTCAAAACCTTTTTTGATTTTGTGAACATAGGCTTTTGCATTTCCTGAAATCAATCCTTTCACATTTTCAGCAATCACAACTTTTGGCTGTAATTTCTTTGCAAGAGCAATGTAATCAAAAAACAAATCATCCAATCTTTGATGCGCTTGTCCTTCGCGAAATACTTTTTCTTTTCCCCAATCCTTTTCTCTGTTTCCTGCCATTGAAAATGATGAACACGGCGGACTGCCATCAAGTAAGTCAAGTGAGAATAATTCATCAGGCAAATCATCTCTTTTGACAAATTCCCTTATGTCCTGAACATACAAATATTTTGGACTGTGATTTGCTTTGTATATTGATGCAACCTGTGGATCAATTTCAACACCGCCCAAATGTTCAAAGCCTGCCAATTTATATCCCATTGTTGAACCGCCACCACAGATGAAAGTTCCAAACACTTTCAATCCATGATAGTCAATTTCTTTTGCTGGATAACCATCGGCAAGACGCCATTTATATGCAAACTTGTGTTTAGTCATTGCCTAATAACTTCCATACTGCCTGTTCTGGTGTTGATGCTATTTTTGCCAATTGCTCTTTCACAATCCAATATTCATCTTCTGTGAAATTCAATTTGATTGACATTTGTTTGTCAAGTTCATCAATATCAATTTCTTTGTTCTTGTCTGAATAATCTTCATCAATATCCATATTGACAGGCAAATCCAATCCCCATTCTTGTAATTGAATTGCATCCCATTCATTCGCCAATTCTTCATGATTCCATTCACCAAAATTCACATTGTCTTTGATCAGGAATTGTGCCTTTTGTTCCTCAGTCCATTCATCAGCAACAATCACAGGCAATTCTTTGATGCCAAGTTCCTTTGCTGCCTTCAATCTCATGTTGCCACCCAATACAACAAACTTTCCATCTTTGTCAGTGAAAACAACCAATGGTCTTTTTTCGAGCATGTCGGGAAAATCTTCAATGCTCTTTTTCAGTTTGTTGAATTTTTCATCACGAATCACACGCGGATTTTTCGGATTGTTTTTTAATTTTGTCAATGCCACCTTCATCTTGATGCTCCCAATATGCCAATGCCCAAACCAATGGCAAATGCTGAAATGATCCAACCAATATCTGTTGTTTTGCTTTCCTGAATAACAGGTATTTCAATTGTCTTTGTCAATATGGAATCTGGTCTTGGTTTGACTACCATACTGAAAAACGATTTGTCAAATGGCACATGTGAGAATGCAACTTGAATTGTATCCCCTGTTGTCGTGATAACTGAATCAGCCTGTGCAATGAATGCTGAATCACATGGCAATTGCTCTTTGACATACATTGTGTCATGATAGGGTACCAATATTTGCTTCACACGGACTTCAGGTTTAACGAAAACAGGTCTTTCGATAGTTTGTATGCTTTTAATAGTATCGTGTCTTAGAATCGATTTATAGCCCTTTTCTTGACATCCTATGCCAAATAGGAATCCTGCAATCGATGCCATTGCAAGCATTGCCCAAATGATTCTATTCATGTTGTCTTTCATTTCATCACCTTACCATGTTCAATGATCATGTTCTGCATCTGTCCATCTTCATGAATGATTGCAAAACCATGATTGCTTTGTGAATGCATCATATATCCCCTTTTAAGCTTCGACAAGGTGCCAATTGAATCACACCTTATGAATTCACCATCCAATGTCTTTTTTCGCGCTGTGGATGTTTTATGCAAATGTCCAATGGCACAATTCGACATGACTTTATTCATCAATGCCTGTGCAGGTGACATTCCACTGACTTTCAATTCATGTCCATGTGCAAGCCAAATTGAATTCACCATCATCAATTGCATTGAATCAACAAATGCAATTCCCTTTTGCTTTAACTCCAAGAGTGAAATCCAATCAACAATTCCTGCAAATTGTTCAGCCTTTTCCATGATGTATCTTTCAAGTCTGTCTTCATGATTCCCAACTTTGAAATACAATTTGGCATTTGGGAATTGCTTTTGCAAGTTATCCATGAAGTTTCTTGCAAGTTTTAATTCCATCACAAATTCAATATCATCTTTTCTCTTTGCCCATCTTGACAATTTGTGTGCATCAATCAAGTCACCATTCAAAATGATGTTTTCAGGCTTTTCTTTTGCCAAATACATGATGCATGCTGTGATTGCATCAATGTCATGGAACCCCAAATGAATATCACATAAAACGGCTGTTTTCCCTGTGATGATTATTTCATCAGGAATTTCATTTTTGCCATCTTCCATTTGCATCAACCAAGCAGGAACAATATCTGATTCATCAATCATTCCGTGCCTGTGTTGCATCAACATTTCAATTTCCTGCTCGGACAATCGGAATCTGTTTGCACTATCAGATGTGTTTTTTGTCTTAGCCATTATTTGCTATGCTTTGCAAAATGATTTGTTTGGCGTCGTCCTCTGTCCCATTTATGCCCGTTTCCGTATTCCAAATATTGCCGTTTTCGTCTATAAATTTCCATAGCATTACGGGAAATGGTTTTCCATATTCAATTGGGTTTCTATCAGCATCAAATGAAATTGCAGGCGTGTTTTCGGCTTCAATTTTTTTTTGTAGTTCTAAATTCATCATGGCATCTCCCATACAATTAATTGACTTTTTGCCAATATTATTGAACCCGTTGCATTACTTGAGCCTTGACACCAACGCAATCTAAGTGTGAAATTACTTGTTAAATTAACAACGCCGCGTATTTGGTGCAAAACTGGTATGCCCTGTGTCATGCCGTGTGAATTTGCGAATGCCACTGTTGTACCATCTGCTATCTGTCTTGAATTTGCACCGTTTTCAAAGAAATTCCAAGACCCTTGGCTATTACCCGCTACTGCTAATTGATAACCTGGCGTGCCTGAAGAGTCTGTTCTATCAAGCAAAAGGTTAAAATTGAAAATATATGTTTTATTCGCTGTTAACGCTTGATATAAGTGGTCATCATCTTGCAATGTTGTTGAGCTTGTAACAGTTTCGTTTGCAGTTTTTGTCACTACAAATGTCGGAGCACCTGGAGAACCGCCGCTTGCAGAAATTGTATTGCCTGCTAATGTTAATCCACTGCCAATTGTTATTTCTTCAATATCACCCGCGCCTGATGATGCCCTTCCGAGCAATCGCGATGTTGCACTAACATTTTGAATCTTTGCATAGGTTACTGCATCATTGTCAATTGTAAATGTTGCGCCGCCACCTGAAACAGTTATGTCACCTTTATCGCCATCTGATACTCCACCTGTAATCAATATGCCGCCTGCTGTTGTACCATCGCCAATATACAAAGTTTTTGTATCAGTTGTGAATATAGGTTCACCTTCGGCAGGTGTTATTGCCGTTCTGCCTGAATTTGTTCCGCGTCTTAGTTTCAATGCCATCTTAAAATGCTCCCAAATCTAAATTGTAATTTGCAGGGCTGTCAAATGTTCCAAAGTCATAAAATGTACCTAAATCAATATCAGAACCTGCAACCGAAATCCAAGACAAATTTCCTGAA